AGCACACCAGAGTTTCACGACATTTTCATTGACTTGAGACATTGGCATTGATCCTTTCAAGGAATTAAAGATAATACAAATAGACTTACTTAAACGTTTAAGTAAGCAATACGATTGCCTACTCATGGTAATGATAGCTTATATCAGAACCTCACCAAGGTAAGAACCTGATAACGCTCTTATCATCAAGATAATAATATAGACTTATTCTATTTTAGAATGTCGTTATATAGAACATTTTCTAAGGGATTCGTATGAACTAAAATACCCCTTATTTACGGAGGAATAAAGTAAATGTCAATGTTGAGTTTGTGCCTGAATAGCATAAAGAATGAGATACCAGAGTCCTTGATCTCGGAATTCACCATCGCTTCTAGATATGGTAAAAACCCTTGGTCAGCAGTAGATGAAGACGCTGTTCTGATTGCTGAAGTATTCGAACGTAGACTGATGCCTGACTTAAACGTAGAGTACGCTCGTACTCTAGAAATCCCTCTACAAGAGTGTATGGTAGAGAGGGTATCTGAAATGGATTATGTCGTAACCGTACCACCTAAAGCGACTGGTGGTTACAAGATACTGACTGTATTGGGTATCAATACGGCTAACATCTATCCTAATGGTATCTACGCTGATACGGCTACGGTAGCAGGTAGTAGTATATTAGCTGCTGCACAGAAGCTGGCTAATTCCAATCAATCGGTTTCTCTAAACTACAATGCTCGCTGTGAGATGATTTCTCCTAATGCTTTTAGAATTAGAAGAATGTCTTACTTGCCTCCTGGTACTTACGCTGAAGTACTGATTGAGCACGATAGTAATCTAAACAGTTTAAACATGACCGCAGCAGCTTACTTTAAGAAGTTAGCTGTATTGGCTACTAAAGCTGCTATTTATAACAAATTGAAGATTAGAGTGAATCAGGCTAAGTTAGATGGTGGTTCTGAATTAGGAGCGTTTAGTGAGTTTCTAGATAGCTATGCTGATGCTAACGAATTGTACTTAGAAGAACTGAAGAAAGCTTCTAAGATTGGTTGGCTTAGTGACCTACAGATGAAATATAATCTCTATAGTGATCTCTCGTCTAATCTAATCTAAGGATACCTGAAAATGAAAGTAAAAGCAGTAGCTAGATTGGATTTTATCCATGAATTGTCAGTAGAGTCATTCACTCATGACTTGTCTTTATACGGAGCTAAAGCTAAGACGGTTCCAGTGTATGGTGACTTTGCTTCTTTAGTCAGTGCTAAGCTAAATGAAATCTACGCTAAAGATGCTGAACATGAAGAAGACATGGTAGAGTCATTGGGAAGAGATTTAGGTGACCCTAATGACCCGACTTACGATTACCAGTTAGGTAGAAAAGACGTGATTACGAATATCGATAATCACCAGGTAACGATTAAAGATACTCAGTTGGCTATTGAGCATTTAAACCATGGTGTAGAAGGCATTGGTCTATACGACATTGGTTATCAATTAGCCGGAGTATGTAAAGGAGTAGAAGATACGGTAGTCATGACCGTAAACTACTCTAATGTACCTGATTACGTCTTAGAGAAAGCAGAAGCTCTGATTAATGAAGGTAAACATGTTTGTTTAGTAATCGTGTTGCCTAAAGACGTGGACTTGAGTGAAATCCAGTTTGAGAGCAGTAAGCTCTACGAGATTATGGAGAAGACTGACCACGTTAGTGTCTTCGCTACCTATATTTTAAAATAGGCAATGAGACTAGTTTACTAGTCGAGTTACTTACATCTTGAAGTAAAAAAAAGAAATGATAAGACCCCTACTCTACTCCCCGTAATGAGGAGTAGAGTAGTATTAGTTCCACTGTCGTTATATTCACTCTCCTCTCCTGTAGAGAGGATTAGGCTTCACTATACGTTCTAGGTATAGGCGATTGAATCGTTTAGGGTCGAATAGACTGGATTCGTTTTGTAACTTAATCTCTTGTATCCAGTCTAAGCGTACTAGGTATTCACGATTATAGTCTACGTTTAGTGTTAGTCTGTCGTGATAATCGGTATTTAAACTAGCGTAATTGGCTACACTGGTACAGGTGAATAATCTACTCTTAGGATTATTGTCTGTCTTCACTAGCCAATCTCTTTCACCCATGTCTTTAATCAAGTATTTGCTTAAAACGACTAGCTTCTCGATGGTTAAAACATCGGTGTACTTGACTAAACCTAAGCACTCACCTTCGTCTGGTAGTTTATTCTTATCGTAATTACGGCAGTATACGTAGCCATTTATCCACTCTTTATCGTCTTTTTCTAGTCCTCTGGTGGTGTACTTACCCCACATCCTCCTTACGTTCTCTACAAATCCTTTCTCATTTCTTACTTTGTTTCCATCTAAGAACATAATCGAATGTAAGTGAATACCTTTTTGTTCTTTGTATTCACGTGTACAGATGTAGCCTAGATACTCTTTGTGGTAGTATTCTAGTCTGTCTAGTAATCGATTAAAACAGGAATTGATAAAGGGCAGGTCTTCTTTTCTTTCTTTTAGTCCAAAGTCTAGTCTTACTACTATCACTCTGTTGTGGACCATGAATAGAGATTGGATTAAGTCTCGGATACTGCTAAATGCTAGTCTAATGTTTCGTAGTTTATCTTTAGGCATATGGCTTAAATCAATCCAGTAGTGTAGTTTCTTAAAGGGCAATTTGACATATTCTCTCCTAAGGTAGTGATCAGGAGGAAAGTCTTCATGAGTGTATTCTGTACAGAAGCCATAATAGTCGTTTCTATCTGGTCTACGTTGTCTTCTTTTACTGATTCTTCTACTCACCTTTAGTTTTCTGTTAATCAGTTTAGAATAGGTATTACGTAGAACACTTAGAGATTGTGTATTCTTAAAGTTAGTATTGTGTAGTAGATGGCTTCTGTACTGACTGTTAGAAGGTAAGTAATCAATGAGTTTATTGATTAGTTCTTCTCTAGTGTAGTTAAGATAATTTGATTTCTCTTCTATCAGCTGTAACTGGTAGGTTGTATAAGAGAGATTGTTTAACATTTTCATTTCTTAATGTTACCTCCTCTTAGCTTGGTGTTTGTATAACACCTGGTTAAGTTGGAGGTATCTTTCTTTTTTACTGACTAACATGGTTAAGCTGATTAACCTTGTATTCGTTATAGTTTCGTCTTCTATATTGTTGCCTGTTAGAGCGTAAAATGAATTGTGAAATGAATCGCTTATATTCATTGTATTAATAATCCTAGTGAATTAGAGAGTAAAAACATTGAAAAACACTCGTAAATACAGAACATTTTAAGGTAATTTAGTTTTCCTTTTTAATGTACCAATCTATTTTACCAATAAATGTTTTTGTCACACACTAAGTGGGTAAAACAAAACAGACGGAATACTACTCTCTACTCCCACCTAGAGGAGTAGAGAGTAGTAGTGTCTATTAGTTTTAGTTTACTAGTGAAGTTATCTTCTCATTAACACTATCCAATGCTACATTCAGCATCTTAGTGTTATACACAGCAGCAGACAGTGTTTCTACATTCTCAGCTACTGCAGCTACCGCATTAGCAATCTTCAGCATTAAGGGTTTAGAATAGCCTTCTTTAGCTGCTTCCATTAAATCCTTCACGTAAGTCATGGTGGTCTCAATGTTAGCAATCAGTTTCTTACGATTTACCTGATTAAGGTTATCGTTACACTGACGAGCTACACCGATACATTCTACCAATTCATTGCCATTACGGAAGACATCACCAAAAGCACGTGAAGGTACAATGTCATTGGCTACTCTGTGTAATGACCATTCTTTAATCGCTGTCTTTACTACCTTGTTCTCTTCCAAGTAATACTTATCATCGAAGAGAGTAGAATCCAGTAGTCCTTTTTCAGTAGAAATCACTCTACCAATGTCACTACGCAGTTTCTCTACCTGGCTCTGTAAACCACTAAACAAAGTAGAGAGTTTTAAAGAGACTTCAGTATAAGGCAGATAATGACCTTTCATGCCTACTGGTACTTCTACTTGGGTATCCAGTAAGTAAGCGTAGTTCTTACTCAGTTTACTCTTATCCAGTTTACGTACTAGATTCTCATCCAGCTTCAGTACACCATAGTCGTTCTTATCCAGAAAACCACTAATGGAAACACGCAAGGTATTATAGGTGTTTCTAAAGAGATTAGTTAGAGTAGTAGTCAAACCTTCATTCGAGAGTTCCATCTCTCTTAGAGCAGAAATATCGCCTCTTAGTGCCTCTACAGACAGGGCTACTGAGACATGCCAATCGTTTTTTTCCATCACTTCAATTCCTTCTAAATATACTCTGATTTTTAATCGAAAACGAGACATCTAAATTCTATCGGTTCTTCCCAATATCTGAACAAAAAACCGATGCTTTTACATGCTCTTTACCCCATCTAATCATCATTAGACAGAACGGAGTTTTACATGTCTGAATTTTTTCAAATGCCAGCGAAACAGTCCCCATACCTACGGGTAAACTTAAACGTAGGGTGCTTGATGGACATCCCCACTGGCTCACCTGTAAAAGCCATTAATGGCCAATACCTCACCAATGGCGGGCATAATGGCTCCATCATCTTCGTGGGGCCTGGAAACTCATACAAATCCGCCCTAGCCGACTATGTCAATCAGGTCGCCGCCTTCCGTGCACACCACTTAAGTCCTGGCCAGAAATACGATACTGAAAACAATACTTACATCCCTGGTCTAGAGCTTAGACTAAGAAGAATCGTCAAGCCCAATGAACCCGATTGGTTCGAAGGAGAGAACCCTCGCTGGCTAGTAACAGAAGCATCGCTCTACAAAGGAGATGAATGGTTTAAGATGGCTAAAGACTGGATGCTTTCTAAGAAGAAACAAGGTGCTTCTTTTAAGGTAGACACCCCACTAATTAATAAAAACGGTAAAGCCATCAAGATTCTCTTACCTACATTTGTTAGCATTGACTCCATTTCCATGTTTATTGTAGAAGCCGTTCAAGAACTCTACGATAAAACCGACTTAGGTGACGCTAAGCAAAACATGGTGGCCATGAACTCTGGTCGCTTCAAGAAAAACATGATTGACCAGCTACCAGACCTGTTAGTGGGTACCAATACCTACTTTACCGGTACGGTGCACTATGGTCAAGCTTTCCAATTAGACCCCTATGCCCCACAACACAAACCTTCTCAATACTCCGAAACCGGTAAGAAGCTAAAAGGGGTACCGGAGAACATCATGTTCTTGTCCACTTGCATGTGGTTAATCAAGAACGTAAACAAACTGCACTTTAAAACCGATAAGAACGTACAGAAGTACCCACTGAGAGATGCAGGTGAGGATAACAATCCCGATGACTTGAATATCGTGACTATGCAGCAATGGCGGTGTAAAACCGGTCCTTCCGGTTACCATTTGGAAATCATCGTTTCCCAGAAGTATGGTATTTTAGAGAACCTGACTCATTTCCACTTCTTACGCCAGCATGGCATGTACGGTTTAACGGGTGAAATCACCGGTACCGATAACTTTAAAGATGTGGCCTGTGTTCTCTTACCTGAAGTGAAACTCTCTCGCACTACCGTACGTAGCCTCTTAGACGAAAATCATCGTCTGTCTCGTGCGATTAGTATTTGTGCTGACATGTTACAGATGTCCCAGTACTGGGCTGAACACTTGAGAGCCATTGACAAACGTCTATTGGAACTGACTCCTGCTACTCTGTACGAGAAGGTAAAACAGAACGGTTACTCTTGGGACATGATTCTGGATACCCGTTACTGGTACTCTCTCGATGATACGGCACATGAGCAGTTAGAGCTCTCTACTTTAGACATCATGAGAATGGCTTTAGGTACTTATCACCCCTTCTGGTTAGAGAATGATAAGAAGACCATTAAGAAGAAGTATGCCAAACAAATGGTGAATGCTTCTGAAACGAATAGTCTTATTGAGGATAACACTTCTCGAGCTAAACGAGAAAGTGCTAAATAGTCAATTTTAAGGAACAAATGCAATATGGATACTTTGGATCAAGTAGAGTACGTCGACATTGATAAAGCCAATGAAGAGTACGAAAAGATTACCGGTAAGAAGGAAATAGAAGGTATCGGTATTAAAGACGAATCTTTA